AAGAAAACGGAGTATAGACCATTCACAACACCAGCACCCTGATCAGTTGATACAGGAACACCGTCAATCGTATTCACAACAATACCATTCGCACAGGTGTACGCACCAGCCACTGATCCACTTAGAACTGCACCCTGAGGGTCAGTGAAGGTAATGTTAGCCCATGCTCCATTAGGAACTTCCGCATAGTCGTGTGCCATGTTAGTAAATCCAGAAATAGGATCGTTCTGTGCGTTTACAGAGTCCGCGTTCTGCTGGTATTTGTCTAACATAGTTGGGCAAGTGCGTTGAAGACGGTTAGGCTTGTAGTCCGTAAGACGAAGTACCTCAGTAAGAACATCCTGCGAGTTGATGGTGGTTGTGGTGTCGTTGATGGTTGCAGTCATTGTAGCAACGAGAGAGTTAAGCGGGAAAGCAGCTAGTGAACCATCAACACCAAGTTGGAAAAGTGGCTCATTAATAGGAAACTGACCACCTACTGCTGTGTTATTAAGACGAACCTTGAGTTCAAGGTAGACAGTTGATGCCCATTCTAGATCACGTGAGACAAAAACGTTCTCTGACGGCACGTATACGTTATACGTGTGTTGAGATTGAGTCTGAGAGATAGCCTGAAACGGTGCATTCGTTAGAGAGAGTGCACCCTTCTCAACAGCATACTTAGGTGCAGTCTGGATAATGCGATCATCAAATACGGCGAGCTTCTGGATATCGGCAGACATTTATTAAATGGAAAAGAAAAAAAATTATGAACGATAATCGATTCTACGAAACATCATTTTAATACTCACGTCTGAACAATTGAACATTGATAGTGGGATTAGTTCACCAGTTAGACGATATTTCCAATAGACTTGAATATCAAAGTTACGAATCTCATCATGCGATGCTTGGAGACATGCCATTTTATATTCGGCTGTTGGTTCATATAAAGTAAAGTCACGCCAACCTTCTGCCTTTTCGTGTTGCTGATCTACTACAAAATCAGAAATAATAGGCTCAAATGCACTCGCCGATGAGGATGAATTTACACCAGTATTACCTTGACCTAGGACAACTGGTCTACTAGTATACTCATTTTTAATCGGAAGTAATGAACTAGTAAACACAATTGCTTGACATGGTGACCATAATGAGTTTGTCGAGTTATAGTCCTGTCTTGATATCCAATATAGATTCTGCTTTGAAGTAGGAAGATAGAAATATAAGTTATAAGAAGGAGGAGGCACGAATTGTGATCCTTGTAGAGTTGGATTGTTATTTAGTATATTTGTATAATTCTGATTAGCAAACAAGATCTCATTTGTATAATCTGCTGGACCAAACCCGAATGATGATTGAAGAGTTATAGGTACAGGATATGATAGCGGAAATTGTATCGAATCACCAAGTGATGCTCCATAATATGTATTATCAAAATTGGTAAAGAGACCAAACATATTTGAATTGAAGAAGAGGCGAAGGTATGGTGCTGTACTAGCAACCGCTACACTTGGAGCTACTGGTGGTGCTGGTGCTGTGAATGGAGGTAAGGGTATATTAGGTTGAGCTGAAGGCAATACACCAGCCATATTAAAAGCACGCGTATCACCATAAATCTCAAATAGTTTTGTTTCTTCATTATATTTCATCATTGGAACATCATGATCTGCCAAGAACGTGTCAAATGTAGGATAAGGAAATGGACTTGCCGTTGTGTCTATATTAGGATTTGAGGTCCAAGCAAGTTGAAACTGAAACCATGTGTTCTTAAGAGCTTCTACGAAGGTTTGGTTTACTAGCGTAACCATGTGCTTATAAGTATATACCCAGTAATACCGTGATGATAAATCCTGTTTTGTAAAACCAGTTAAAGGAGCAATTGGGGTTGGTGCGAACTGAACATTCTGTGTCTCAGGAACATATATTAAAGGTGTTGATTTTGGAGTTATTGTGAATATTTCTGATGTTATTCCACCTGCTATATTAGTATAATACCATTTACGTTGATAAGGTATTGCACACGAATAGATTGTTAGATTAGGATTTATCTGAGCAGTATATTGAAACGAATTAGTTTGCATGATCGGAATAAATAACGGAAGGTTCTTATTCGGTCCATTCATAGCAAATCTAATAATTGAAAAGTAATACTTTGAAGCATTACGAACAATCGGAGCATCACGACTTTCATTAAACTTAACTAACGGATCACCAGTTAGATCTGCGTTTTGTGTTGACGACAGGTTTGCATTATAGTAAATGATATCACTATCGGCTGAACCATCTATGATGCTTTTATACGAAGTCATATTTGTATACTGTCAATATTATTTACCAAGAGAGTTATACGTTTCATTTACGACAAAATCATCGGGGTTTTCACCTGTACGATGAATCATTTCACGATACTTTCCGATAGGCATCTTATAATGTTGAAGACGACATACAGCATGACGACCACAGGTATTTACATCGTTTTCTAATTTTTGTAGCTGAACCTTATTAAAAACTACATTATAAGGTGAGTTAACTAATAGATCATGAAGTATTGGTTCTTTCATTCTCATCTGTTCTAGCTTTGAATCAGATATTCCATTCTTTTGAGCATCTGGTTTTTCTCCATAAGGATCAAAGAACTCAATTTTACGACCGTCCTTTATTAAAGCAGTCCAATGACCTTGCTGCTCTGAACTTTGTTGAAAGAAAAGAATAGCACGACCCTTTCTATCAAATATTTCACTAATGTCAGATACCTTATCTAAATCAGGATAAGATGTTATTTTAATATCACCGCCTAATAAGTGACGTATGTCGTCATCACTTAGTGCATAATTCTTTGCTTCTTCCATTATATATAAAGACACAAAATGGAAGAAGAACATAAACAGATTTCATGGAATCCTGCTCTTGAAATTTTAATAGCCCAAGAAGGAGAAAGAGCGTCTGGTCTTGCGTGGCTTCATTCAAAATGCGAGAATAGATATTCACAACTTAATACGTATATAGCTCTTCCTGTTATTTGTTTAAGTACACTTAATGGGTTTGTAAGTGGTTCATCATCTATGCTATTCAATGATCCAGCTGCTTCATCAATTGGTGTTGGTGGTGTATCATTATTTACAGCAATGCTAAGCACAGTTGGTACATTTTTTGCTTGGGCTAAACGTACAGAAGCTCATCGTATTTCAGCAATACAATACTCTAAGTTATCTAAGTTTATCAGTATTGAACTAAGTCTACCAAGATGCGAAAGAATGAGAGCCAAAGATATGCTAAAAATGGTAAGAGAATCAACCGATAGACTTATGGAGATCTCACCACTTATTCCTGATATTATTAAGAATCAATTTAATGATAAGTTCGAATCATCTAAGACTATTGCTAAACCTGAAATAACAAATGGTATTCATAAAATTGAAGTTAACGCACACACAAATGTAGTTCCTACACCAAAGACAGCTAATGCGGAAACATCAACCTTATCAAATATACGAATTGAGATGTAACCTTTATACAAGATTTGCTATAGCTGCAAGTTGAATGAGATTTGTATAAAAGACAGTAGATGTATCTGCGAAAGCTTTTATTGCTATGGTATGATTTCCTATTGATTGATTGAAAGCCGTTGCTTGACAAGAAGGGTTAATGAAATGTCCTGTACCGCTTCCAGATATTTTGAAAGTTCCTCCAACTGGTGTTCCATTTACTGTTATAAAAAAACTGAGGTCGTGAATAGTGTTATCCACCATGGCAAAGGTCATCACCGAAGAGATATTAATATCAGAAACAAAGGTCGGAGCAATAACCAGAGTTAGTAGTGTTTGAGCTGTTCCAAATGTTGTCGCAGTAATAGGTGTTGTTGTAGTTGTTGAAGTTCTATTCACCAAAGGACGATTTGTTGTTCCTATGGTTATATCTTGTCCACTTGGTGTAATAGTTATGTTCGTTCCTGGCAATAGTTGTAAGATGCCATCAAGTCCATTAAGTGATACTACACCACTACCACTTGGAATAAGTAACCAATTCGGTGAAACAACTGATGGATCTGAACCACCTGTTAGATTTGTAATCTGCAACACATAAGCCTGTGAATCTATTGGACTAACCACCATCATGTTTAACGCATAATATTGTGTAACAGACCATATACCCGCATAACGTATCAAGGACATTTAACTATACCGCATAAAATGATTTGGCATTTAAATAATATCTTATATATTATAATATAGTATAACAAATGGACAAGGTCGAAGTCAAGAAGGAATTAACACCTGCCGAGAGAGCATATGAAAATATCAAGAAAGCCTCACGTGATTATTATAGGAGACAGAATCCTACTCCTAAAAAGCGTGGACGACCTCCAAAGTTAAGTTGGGAAATTTCTACCGTCCCCGTTGAAAACGAATTTAAATAATATTCTTATATAATAATAATAATGATAACTATGTCGACTACTCAGACAATTCAAAGTCCTGATAAAGCTGTTGTAAAGACTGAATATATAGATATTAAGTTCTTACAGCAATTGGCGATCAACCAAGATGTTGAAAAAGAAACAAGAGCAATACTGCGTAACTTATTGAAATCACACATAAAAAGAGGTAATCAAATTGATGTATACTATGTTCTTGGTAAAAGTATTAAACATGAACATTTAGGTCGTTGGATAGCAAAGGGTGGTATTGGTCTTCAAACATTACCAAAAAATATACGTAGTGCTCTTGCTGGTGAATTATATTGGGATGTTGATATGGTTAATGCACAACCAAAACTATTAGTTCAATATTGTGAGAAATTAGGTTGGGATTGTACTAATCTTAGAAAGTATACATCTAATCGTGATCAATTATTAAATGATGTAATGAATTATCTTAACTGTGATAAAGCTAATGCGAAGGAACGCATTGTTTCATTACTATTTGGTGGTTCTGCTAATGGATTACCTGAATTCTTCCAAAATGAACTGTATCCTGAACTAAGGAAAATATCACAACTTATGTGGGATAAAAATATTAGTGTTCTTAAATCATTATCTAAGTTACCAAATCATTATAGCAAAGGATTAGCACAAATACTTCAAACCGAAGAAAGAAAATGTCTTGAATCAATGGATTTAGCATTTGCTAAACATGGTAGATCACTTGATACCTATATCCATGATGGTGGTTTAGTTAGAAAGTTAGATAATGAAAAAGAACTTCCTGAAACATTACTTAGTGATGTTGAAAAGTTTGTTCTTGAACATACTGGTTATTCAATCGAACTAATTGTAAAACCTATGACCACAATATATGAAAAAGAAGCTAATGATGAAGACGAATATACTGACATGAAAAAAATATTTGAGACACAATACTTTAAAATTATGTCACCATCTATTTATTGTAGAGCATTTGAAGATTCTATTACTTCTATTTCATTAAAAGATTTAATACATCAACAGCAGAATCTATTACTAAAAGATGAATCATCATTCGTTACTAAATGGCTAAAAGATAAGGATATAAGAACCTATGAGAAACTAGAATATGCTCCAAAACAAACCATAAATCCAGAATATTATAACATATTCACTAAATTCAAAACTAATTCAAAACAAGGAGCTGATATTTCTATTGTGCATGATCTACTATTTCATCTATGTGGAAAAGATGAGACTGTAAAAACTTATGTTGAAAAATGGTTAGCTTCTATTATACAAAAACCATATATCAAAACACGTGTATGCTTAATCTTTAAAGGTATTCAAGGTACTGGAAAGGATACGTTCTGGAACTTTATTGGTGAAATATTAGGTCAACAATATTTCTTTAGCACATCTACTCCTGAAAACAGTATATTCCATCAATTTAATACAGGAACAGAAAAAGCTATTATAGTAAAGTTTGAAGAGGCAAACTTTCAAACAAATAAAGCAAATGCTGATAAACTCAAATCTATTATCACAAAAGAAAAGGAAACTTATGTCAAGAAAGGACAAGATGGTATTATTCTAAATGATTATCGAAACTTTGTTATGACCACAAATAATGATATTCCTGTTCTTATAGAAGATTCTGATAGACGGTTTGTTCTTATTGAAGGTTCAAATGAAAAACGTGGTATTCAGGAATACTGGGATGAGGTATATAAATCCACTAAAAATATTGAAGTTCAAGAAGCATATCATTACTATTTACTAAATCTTGATATTTCAGACTTTGATCCTACAAAACGTGTAATCACCGATTA